CCACGGGCGCCTCCGGGGCGCCCTGGGCGCTCCCGCTCGGTGCGCCGGCCTTTTCCTTGCTGGTCTTGATCCAGCCCATCACGCCGTTTTCCAGGCCGCAGACGCCAAACACACAGGCCGTCAGGGTGGTGGGTTCCGCGCCGGTGTGCCAAAATACCGCCAGATCGGCCACGGTGTAGGCGATCAGCACCACGGCCTCCAGGATCAGCACCTTGTCCATGACGCCCATTTTCCCCTTTTCCCCGCGCAGTTGGCGGCGCAGGTCCCGGACCTTATGCCGGAGGTGGCGCAGGGCAGCGCGGGCCAGGAGAACCCCCAGCGCCGCGCCGATGGCCCAGGCCACGACGGCCACAATAATGGTTTTCATCATGCCGCCACCGTCAGCAGGTAAATGATCCCTGCGCCCAGGGCCGTGACAAGCGCCCCCACAATGCCGTAAATGATCTTTTCCACCATGCCGTCCCACCGCTTCGCTGGTTTCTGCTCGATGGTTTCCACCTTGGCGTCCAGCTTGGCCACGTCGGCCTTGATCTCCGCCATAGCGGTGGTCTGGTGCTTTTGCTCGGTGGCCATGACCTCCACGGCGGTGGCCAGCCTGTTCACAGCGTCGATCTGCCCGGCCAGTTCATTGATCCGGTGGGTGTTGGATTTGCTCCGGGCGTCCACCTCGGTCAGCTTCACGGCCATTTCTTCCTGGTTCACGGGTCCACCTCCTCGCCGTCCACGTCCACCATGTCCACGGTCATGCCTGCCATGGGGTGGTCGCAGTCCTGCAAATATTCGATCTTTCCGGCCCGGACGAAAAAGTGTTCCCGCCCGTGGATATTGTCAGGGTGCAGCAGCATGGAGGGGGAGAACGTGGGCCGTTCCATATCTCCGTTGAATGTCCACACGCATGGGGAAAACTCCGGGTTGGTATAGAAAAGCAGTAACGCCTCGGTGGCTGGGGATCTCACCAGATAGCCCACGGTTTTCCCGTCCCGCTCCACAATTCCCAGCTTGTTCACGGTGTCACCTCCCCAATGGCGTCCGCGTAGTCCTTGCGGACCGCCGCGATCTCCTCCTCATGGCGGAGGGCGCCCAGCTGGGCCAACTCCATGGCCTGGGCCTGTATAATCACATTCATGCGGTCAATGATCCCGCACAGGTCCGCGATCACCTTTGTGCTGTTCATTTCCGCGCCCCTTTCTTTGCTCCCACCAGATCGGCAATATGCCGCAGATCCTCCACCGGGGCCTCGAAAAACGCATGGCCCCACAGCCAAAAGTCCGGGCTGTCCTGCCGGCGGTATTTCTCGCACCGGGGATCCTCCCACACTTTATTCCAACGGGTTTGGTGGTCCTTATCCCGCGTAGACAGGCGGGCAATAATGGAGGCGGTCAGCTGGCCGCGCTCCATGCCGTTGCCGTCGTCGTTCCGGGCAAAATAGTCATGGGCATTTTGGGAGGTGACCGCGCACAATGGGCGGCCATTATGTACCAGAAACCCGTCCACAGCGTCCACAGGCGTACCATACCGGAGGTTTACGGGGCCGTTGATACTCACAAACCGCGCTCTTTTTCTTACGATGTAGGCAGTTCCCATTCTTTAGGTCACCGCCTCCCACTGCCACAGGCCAGCGGTTCCGGGTGCCCATACGCACGGTTTCATGTCGGCTTTGCACAGATACACGACGCCGTTATAGGAGTAATACAGGTCGGCGGTGCAGTCCATTCCATACACCCACGGGATCGGATCCTCCTGTGTGCCTGTATGGGCTTTGTCAATGGGTCGGTACACCGCCAGCATACCCTCACCGTGTGGCGGCTGGTGTTCCATGGGCAGAACGCCCTCCGATGGCACGACACGGTAAAGGGTTCCGCCGTCGTTTATAATCGTATCTTTCGGGACAGTCTTTCCTGCTTCTAAAATCTCCGCCCAGGTCTTGAACAAATCCGGCATTTCCAGCGCCGTTTCGTCCGGCACGTCCGTGGCCGCCTGCACATACATTCTGGCCGCCGCTGACAGTTGCCCGGATAGTTTGGCGTTTTCCGTCGCGCTGACGCTGGCCGCCTGGATCTCCGCGCCTGCGTCGGTTTCCTCCAGCATGACCGTGATTTCTGCCCCCGCCATGTCAGGGCGTCCCAGGAGGTGGTAAACGGTGCCGTTGTGCGCGATCCCCGTGGCCTCCGCCTCTGGGCACAGCACGAAACAGCCGTTTTCCGCCTGCTTGATGTAGTTGGGGGCCTCGGTCATGGCCACGGTCGCCCCGTCTTTTGTGATCTTGAACATGGTTTACACCTCCGTTTTGAAAATCGCATAAAATATCCGCCGCAGTTTCAGCACCCTGCCGTGATCGTTGAAGTTTTCATAATAGGAAATCGGTGTTTGCAGCCATTGGGCCACCTGCTCCACCGTCATTTCACCGCTGGCCACACGCGCCTGGAAAAGCCGCAGTTTCCGCCGTGCCCGCTTCATGCCGTCCCGGCAGCCGTGGATCTTCACGGCGCCGGTGTTCGTCACCTGAAACTTTGCTTTGCAGAACCGGAACGGTCTGGAGAACGGAACCACTTTTGACTTTCCGGCGTTGACCTGCAGGCCCATGGCCTCCGCGTGGCCGATCACGTCCGCCGCGGTCACCTCCGCCGCCTGCTTCGACGGCAGAATGGTGTAATAGTCGTCCATGTAATGGGCAGCGCCATGGATCGAAAGTTGGGCTTTGATCCGGTTGTCCAGGGAGGACGGCAGCGCCACCATTTCCTGCTGGCTTGGCTCCACGCCCAGCGGCATACCCACGCCGCCCGGCACAGCTGCCACCACCAGATCGGCCAACTGCCGCAGGTCCGGGTTTAGGATCATGCCCCGGTGCCGCTCATACAGCAGCGCGTGGGGCGCGTCCGGGAAAAAGTGGTGAAAATCCATCAGGAACAGGGCACCCTCCAGGCCATGCTTGCGGTAATGGTCCCGCAGGTGCTTGGCCAGGCGTCTGTAATGGAAATGCAGGCCGCCGCCTTTCTGGCTGGCTTTGTTGTCGTAGATCATACTGGGCACATACAGCGGCACCAGCACCTTTTTGGTCAGAACCTTATAAACCTGCCGATCCTCAATGTGCGGCGCGTCTATTGGTCGAACCTTGCCCCGTTCTTTCAGGGTGAAATGGGCTGTTTTTCCCGGCTTCCACGTTCCATTCAGGATCTTGCGCCGACGCTTGGCGGTTCCAGAAAACAGGTGCATTTCAAACCGCTGTGTGCTGGCTTTCCACCTCACGCCGTTGCAGCATTTCCGGCCATAGAAAAACATGGCGCGGTAACTGAAAACTTCCTCAATCGGCCCCAGGGCGTCGCTGCGGGCCTTTCGCTTTGCCTGCCGCCTTGTCTGGCGGCGTCTGTAGCGCGCCTCGCGGCGCTGTTCGCTTGTCATAGAAAAGTATTCGCCCTCCGTACAGTTGTGGTGTTGGTGTGCGTCTAAACTGCTTCGATCCAGCGCATGAAACGGGGTTAGCACAATACCCCCGCCATGCAAGCAGCGTCCGCGCGGGATCATCAGCGGGCAGTTTCAGGCTTTCGCCAGGGAAGTATCTTTCCTTTTACATGGGTCCGGTTCACGTTCGTTACTGCATTTGACCCAGTTATGCAAAATCAGGGGGCCAGCGCCCAGGAATTATTGGCGTTGTTATTGTTGGCGCTGCCGTCGGAGTTGACAAGGCAGAAATTGTTGTTGTTGCTCGAATTGACGGAACGGCACCACGCATTGGCCGCCGTCAGAGGGAAAGCCGCCCTGCCTCCCGGCGCGTTTTCAAAGATACACCCATAAAAATGACTTATTTCCGCTTCCTGTCGCTCTCCAGGATATTCCGCAGCAGGGTGTCCTCCCGGTCTATCAGTTCGCCCAGGCTCTGCGCCATGCGGTCCAGCTTGTCCATGGCCTCCTTGGGTGGGACCGTTTTTCCGCTTGGTGCCGTAAAGCACCCTTGCGGGTTCTGGTACATAACCAGATAGGCATGGGTCAGGCGCACGTCCAGCGCAGAGAGGGAGGCCAGCGCCTCCAGCAAATGCGCCTTGCGCTGGGCTTTGCGCTGTTCGTCCGACGGGTATATTTTGTTGGCCTTTTCGGTGTGGTCCATGACCTCACCGGCCAGCTGCGCGGTGCCCTCTGCAATCAGCCGGGAATAACGGGCGGAAAGCCGCGTCAAAAAGCCCACCGTTTCCACATAAATCTGGTTTGCGGTGTTCACATACTCCGCTTTGCTCACGGTCCGCTTTTCTTTCAGAACTGACATTCTTTCACCTCACGGGTTTTCTTTCTCTGTCCAGGTTTCCCGCCCACTTCCGTGGGCGGGATTTTGCCGGATATGCTGCGGCGATTAGACAGAAACCGTGGTAGAGGCTCGAACGGACGGAACGGCACCACGCATTGGCCGCCGTGCCGGTGGCGTTGTGCTTATAATGCACCCTGCTGTTTCCAGCCTTGTAATAGTCATACTGGGCCTGGTAATTCTTCTCCGCGCTGTTGGCGTAGGTTCTGGCCCCGTGGTATTCAAACTCCGAAAGCAGCGGCAGCAGATCCGTGGTGCTGGTGACATAGCTGGCGGTGTCACTTCCGCCGCCGGTGTTGTCGCTGTACTTGGTGGCCGGCTTCATAACTGCCCGGAGATCCGCCGGCAGGGCTGCCAGCAGGGTGTTGGCCGCGGGGCTGGTGGCGCTGGTGCTGTTGCTGCCCAGCGCGGTCTTTCTCATGTGGCTGTTATTCCCCCCGCCGCTGTTCGTGTATGACGTGTTCATGGTAAAGGCGCCGGTGGTGCTGGTATTGTTTCCGTAATTGCCGTCTACCAGGCCCACCAGGGTGCCGTTGATCTTGCCGATCTGGAAATGGATCCGGTTGTTTCCCTCGCGGCTGGCGTTGTGGTTGAAACCCAGGATAAACACGGAAATGGCCAGATTGGAGATCGTCGTGGCGCCCACTTTGCCGTTGATCGTGATCCCCTTGGCGTCGCCCACGCTCCAGTAATTGGATCCCTTTCCGGCGTCGGACACGGCGCGGATCGTTGCCCAGCTGTTGGAGGCCAGCGTGTTGGAAATGCTGGTGACCGTTACCGGGGTGGTGGTCGTCTTGGTCACGCCGCCCTCGGAATAGCTGACAGTGACCGCCGTGGTGTTGGCTGCCATGGTGGTGGGGCTGCAGGTGTAGCCGGTGACGGTCTTTTTACTGCCGTCCGCCATGGTAGCGGTGACCACCATTCCCGCGCTGTTGAACGTTTCGCCGGTGAAATAGGAGGTTTTCGTGGGTGCGTGGGTCACCGCGATACTGGAAAGGTAGTTGCTCACGGTAATGGCCTGGGTGCAGGTCTTACTCACGCCGCCCTCTGCGTAGGTAATCGTGATCGTGGTATTGGACAGTCCCAGGGCGCCGGTGGGTGAATAGGTCCAGCCGGTCACCACGCGGGTGGCGTTGTCCGAATATTTGGCGGTAATCACCATTCCGGCGCTGCTGAACTTCTCCCCGTACTTGTAGGCGGTTTTCACGGGTGCCGTCGTCACGGAAATGCTGGACAAGGTGCGGATCGTGATTGCCTGGGTGCAGGTCTTTGTGACGCCGTTTTCCGTGTAGGAGATCGTCACCGCCGTGTCCGTCTTGGAAAGGGCACCGCTGGGGGTGTACGTCCAGCCCGTCACGGCCTTTTTGGTGCCGTTGGACATGGTGGCCTCAATCACCATTCCGGTGGCGTCGAAACTCTCACCGATGTAATACGCGGTTTTGTTGGGTGCGGTTTTCACGGAAATGCTGGACATTTCCAGGACCGTGACCGCCTGGGTGGTCG